TGATCAATCCATTCCCGTGGTTTGGGTTTGGCAGATGTTTTGAAGTCGATTATAGCTAACTCGCCTTCGTATTCAGCGATACAGTCTACAGTCCCTGCTACACCTAATTGTTTGCTATACAGAGACCCTTCGAGGGCGTAAATATTATTTATAAGATTTAGTTTTTCTTTACAGATATTAAAAAGAAATTTAGAAATAGGAGGAACATCTGGTAGTTGCTCATTTTTCATAAAATATTCAACCAATGTATGCATATCTGTACCACGTCTTGTAGAACGTTTAGTGATACGATCTGCTTCCTCATTACCAACTCTTTTACGCCATTTGACAAAGATTTCTTTATTGAAATGACTAGTTACAGAAGTGATAGAAACTAATCGAAGGAGTTCTTCTTCATCAGGTACTTTATAAAATCTAACACCATCAATAGTTTCTCTATCAAGTTTAGGTAGATCTACATCAACATAATTAAACATTAAAAACCAGATTCCATTTTTGCAACAATGTATTCTTTGACAAGTCCAGAGCGGACAATATCATCAACACCAAATTCAATTATATCAAAAGATTCCATTTTACGCAAGATACTTAAAAAATCAATGATACCATTCTTTTCTTTATCTTTCTGTAAGTCGGACTGGCGTGCATCACCACAAAAACAAATTCTGGTATTTTCACCAACACGAGTGATGATACTATCAAGTTCATGGAAATTCAAATTCTGAAACTCATCCACGATAACAATAGCATTATCAAGAGTAGTTCCACGCAAAAATGAAGTGGACCAGAACTTAATACTTTCCTGAGACTTGAGATTTCCATATAGCATCTCAAAGTCTGCGTCACTAGGCATTTGGAACATATATTTCACCATATTCTTATATGGAATCTGATAAATGTCTGCCTTGTCTTCATGAGATCCAGGAAGGAAACCAATCTCTCTGGTTGCTACCAGAGAGCGTACAAGATAGATACGCTCGTAAGGAGTGTTCTCACTCAAAACATCACGAAGTGCGTTGTAGAGTGTAATAAAGGTCTTACCAGTGCCTGCACAACCATAAGCAACAATGTGCTTACCTTCATTATATGAATTGAAAAGTTGTTTTTGATTTTCGGAAAGTGGATCAATATCAACCAGATATTCCTGGTTGAGGGGTTTTTTCCTCTTCATCTGCTTTGCTGTGAATCCAACTCCAATGGGTTGTTCTGCAGATGCTCTTTTTCTTCTTGCCATACTAAATCCTTCTTACTCTTGAACCAGGTGCTTTCGATGCTTTACCAAGGACATCATTCCATCCAGGATTTCTAGAGATTAGTTTATTTTGCCAATCACCTACTTCCTGTGCAGAGGCACATCCTTTACTCCAATCTTTGTCCCAATCGGGATTATCTTTACGCCATTGCTCATAGTTTGCAATAGTCAAATTCAACTCCTTTTCTTCCCCAGTTTTGCTGTTCTTTACAGGATATGATGGCATAGTATTAACTCCAAGGTGTTTTATTTAGATCCACTCAAGTGCTTCTGCACAGGTGGGAAATTGTTCAATAAAGATCTTTTTACAACCTTCTGCAAGATCCATATGCTCTTTCTGAGTACCGTTAGCAGTCCTCAGATTTATGTAATGAATCCATGAACGGCAAGAACCGGACATGTAGATTTTTGTGGGTGTGGCGAGAGGAAGTACAAAACGAGCACACTCTTTTGCAATCGATGCATCAAGCATCTCTTTGTATAGTTTCATTCCCTCTTCAAAATGTTTTTGCATTTTAATTTGGAATTCTTGATAGATAAACGCATCAACATCATCAATACTATTCTGACGATTCTTGGTGTCTTGTCTACGAAGTTCTGGAAGAGGAATTGTATCCGCAAGCATAGAACTATCAGCATACCTTTGAGAAAATTCTTGATATGTGAAAGATCTATGTCTGAGCACTTGAGCTGCTACACCCCTGGTAGTTTCAAGTTCCAGAGTCATAAATGCCTGCTCAAACACAGACCAATGATTATGCTTGATGCAGTATCCTAATAGTTTTGCATAGTTGGGATTTTCTTGATTATTGGGGTTTGACACACGCGCCACATATGCCATCATTTTCTCCGCATCGGGAGTCACACTGATCAATTTTACACTCATTTAAATCCTTTTGATACTTTTTTCTCTAATTCTGCTAATTCTTCCTCAAGATCTCGCAGTTGTTTCTTCATCTCAATCAGTTTTTCTTCTGTATAAAGATGCTCTTGCTTCACTAGTCTGCGAAGCAGTTTAATATACTTTCTTGCCCTATCAGTCGGGATACCCATCGTCATCATTAAATACCTCGTCGTAATCACCGTAATATTGAGGAGGATCGTCAAAATTCTCCTGCTTATCTGTGTAAGCACTAGGATCAGAATACACCTCTGCTTTCAATCCATCAACCAAGAGTTCTAAGTTACGGACGATGAGTTTCAATCGTTCTTTGTCCATAATAGTTTATACACTGTAGGTATTATAGCATAAAAAAAGGGGGGCGAACCCCCCGATGTTAAATTAATTTGCTAGTAGAATTTTACAAATTCTTTTACATGTTCCTTGGTCTTCTTCGCATTCGATTAAACAGTCAAAATAATCATTTACCAAATCCAATTCTTCGTCAGATTTAGAAAGTGCATTTTCGATATGCACCCATTCTGCCAATTGATTACGGGAAATGCGATTATGCATTTTCACCTCCATAGATTTTAATACCATAAGAAGGAATTACTTCATAGGCTAGCCTTAATTCTATACTATGTAGACTACTTTGTGTTAATTCACTAACATTTGTTAATTCTTTACTTAAAGACAAAAAAAGAGAGGGATTTAACCCTCTCTGCAATGTAAGTTAATGAATCACTTAGTATAAGTGTGACCACGATAGCAGAATGTACCGTGAGACTCTTTACTTTCTACACAACGGGTATCATACTCAACACCACGATATGAAGTGTGAGTGATTTGTGCGTTATGCAGTGCAGATGCTTTGTTGATCTGCTTTTTTACCATTTGAAGGGTGTTCATGTTGTTACTCCTAAAGTAGTTGGATTTTTAGGTCCGTTCCTTTAGTCGTTTGCGTCCCAATAACACTCAGGTGTAGATTCCTTAATGGCCTCTACCAACTCAACCTTAACTTGATTGTCAAGATTTTCTTTATTCCTCATCCGAAGCATAATTGCATCGGCATCAGAACAACTGAGTGATGAATATAAAAGTAATTCAATCATGGGATGAACGTCAGGTCTTATTATAGACCTTATGCATTATTTAGTCAAGTGTCTCAGTATCAACACAAGTTTGACAATTATTTCTTCTTTTTACTTTGAGGTGATTTATATCCCCACAGTTTTGGATTAACCCTACCCTCAGTCTGAGTCATGTTTACAAATCTAGTTTTATATTTGTCCCAGTAGTAATCAAAAATATCTACTTTCTTGCCAGCAACACAGATATCAAATTTAGTTATATCACCCTCAACATACTCAATCAAATATGCAGTATATGGAAGGGTCTTATCTTCTGACAATGATGCGTCACAGTCGGGATGGATTATTTTCAGGCTAGAACTACTCAAGAACGGTTCCCCCAATTAATGTCAGGATATGCTTTAGATACAATATCTTTAGTAATCTTATATTTTGTTTCTAGTTTCTTATCTTTGATCAAACAGACAATTTGTGCTTCCAAAGGATGGAGACCAGAAAGAATATGAATAAACATAGTCTCTCTACGGAGATTACTCAGGGAAGCATTACCACCTTTTACAAAATTGTAGAACTTTGTATATTCTTTTCGAAGAGTAGTTTTTCCTTGATCATTTGCACCAAGAGAATGTGTATTCAGTTCTTCCATCTTAGAAATGGCATCTTCAATCTTTTCAGTTAGAGTTCCATTAAAACCAGTCTCACCATCAATTGCGGCATAAGGAACATCACCTGGAGGTAGAAGAGATACTACAGTCTCATCAAAATTCCAAATGAGGATGGTTTTAAGACAAGGGTGTTCAAATTTTTTCAGTGCCTCAACTTTCTTGACAGCAGACTTTTGATTTGAGACTATATCAAAGATCTCAAATATAAAGGGATTTGCTGGAAGGTCGGGGATCAATGCAGGTGCTACCTTTTTTCTGGGAGTGGAAGGTTTGGAGTTTTTATCCTTCACCGTCGTCACTTTCTTCGTTGTCGTCATAATAGTTTTCAAAATTAAATGCAATTACTTCATCAGGAATCAAGTTTCCTTGATTATCAAACATTTCGGGGTGAGGTCTAGGTACTTCCCGATAATTCATCATATATTCTCTAGCAGTCCAACCTCCAATTAGTCCCACTAAAAGAAACAAGACGGTTAAGAATGAACCTAAGACTAAACTTACTGCTAACATTTTTCTTACCTCTGGGAACTAATTTTTCTTCCTTGCCTTTAAGGAAAATTCAAAGTAGATAGTTACTTCCCTATTGAAGAAGGATACCATCTGATCAAATATAATATGAAATGGTTT